TCGTATTTGACGATGCAGCTACACCAATCCCCGCTTTGGTCTTGTTGGCGTTGCTATCGTCACTTCCGTAAAGGGACATTGGGACACTCCAATTCTATAAGTTATCTATATTTTATTTATGAGATCAGGATTCTAGTAATGCTTTAGCTAAAGCAGCAACTAGTTCATCATCTACTTTGTTTCCTGTCTTGGCTGCAGCCTTCTTAAGTAACTTAATTAAGAAGTCCTTTATAACAGAGTCAAGATCATCAGGTATCCTATCAACTGCTTTGTTGAGAATACTGATCGCGATGGGCATTAAAAAATTAATCATAGCTATAACAATGTGCTGTTATATATAGTCCTCTTCATCTTCCCATTTTTCTATAATGACACCTTCCTTTTCAAGTTGTGACAAAGAATAGTCAAGTATAACTACAATCCTGTCGTGAGAACCGTTATGTTGTACCCAATGTTTATCGTGATCATGAAAAGCAAATGGTTTTCCCACCTCCCATGTTCTCTTACGTCCACGTACACTTATCCATGCACCTGGATCAGTAACTATAGGTACATGCAACCTCAATGAATCTATGTCACCACTATGAGGATTGATCTTTGTACCTGGAGATAACTTACTTATAGTACAACTCTTTAATAGTTTAGCCTCTATGTCAGGTTGTAATGCTAAATGGAATAAAGGACAACACTCCTTCATACTCTCCGTAAGTTTAGGGAGTACTTCTTGTACCTTCTCTACCGTAGTATTAAATAACTCAACGAATGATACCATCTCGCTGAGTTCAAAGTCTTCTTCTGTTGCTGTAGTACCTATAGCATTAAGTGGCAAAGGAATTACTGTCCATGAGCCATCCCAAAGCTGCACCCTACCAAGGTTCCTATCCTCAACCCACTTATCTAATACCCACTCTTCTAGAATAGGTTGATTTGTTTCTACAAACTTTAAGATCTCTGGGATGATCCATTTATGATGTACTTTTACATTCTGAAATGAGGGTAGATGTGAAATCATATCCTCTTGCCAAATTTTTCGCATATTATGGGTCGGTTGCCCTCTTAGGACACTCCTTCATTCCGTGTACTGGACAGTCTACACCCTTTTTCGTATAATTGCAAGCTGATTGTTCCTTTTCTTTAGGAACCTTCTTCATCTTCTCGTTTGCACCATGCTTTTGCCCATCAGGATCTTCCAACTCTGGCATGACCTCTATTGGGCCTTTTACTTTTTTTCAGAGATGCTCCTGAAAGATGAGAATGATCTCTTCTCTTTAACAGTCTTTTCTTCTGACTTAATTGCAGGTTCTACAAATGTAGTTCCATGTGGTCCTGCAGGTAGTTCAGTGTTAACTTCATCCTGTGCTTGATCAGGTCTAGCAGTGTGCTCATGCACAACTTCCTTGACTACTTCAAATGATTCAACAGAAACATTCTTCTCTAGTCCATGCTCAAACATAATATCATAGTGTGTTACTAATCCATCTTCAGTGAGAGTATGCTCTCCATATAAACAGTTACCAGCACCCCACTCTGGATGTTCTACCTTAGTGACACATGAATGTTTTATTTTCTTTATGCCTGGCTTACCTTCTTCACCCTTTGGTTCAGCAAGTTTCATACCTGGTGCATCACCACCACCTACACCATCAGCTCCCTTACCTTTGATGTCTGTACTAGCCATCTTAGCGGAGTAATCAAATCTCCATTCCTTCTGGACATCGTTCTGTACGACTGGTCCTTCAAACTTAGCGTTCTTTGTTATTGCTTCAGCAGCATACTGTGCTAAAGACTTTTGCTCGTGGTGATCCATCTTATCTTTTATGGGGTCGGTAGGGATTGTTTGCTTAACTGCAACTGTACCTGCAGGTTTCTGTACCTTCTGGCCAGGAGTAAGCGACATTACATACTCTCGATACGCATCAGTTCCAGTCTCGAAAACTTCCTGTATGTTTGTGATCCAAGTGCGGAAGGTTGTATCCTCAGCAGTTAAACACAGTACATAGTTAGGTCCGCGACGTAAAATCTTTCCAACCTGTCCGTTCTCAGTTAAAACCCACTCACCTTTCTTATAGACTTCGTTCTTATAGAACTTGTCCTTGGTGATCTTTGCTTCCGCAACTTGAGTTTTCTTCGCGAAGTCCGAAAAAGATTTCATTAATATATGTGTACATATCAAGTTTATTTATAAGCCCATACCTTTCCTGACCGCGGCCATCAAATCACTCTTCTGAGATGCGGAAAGTTTATCGGGAAGCATGTTATAGAAAGCTCTAGTCTCTACCTTCTCTGCATGTTGTTTAATCAAAGTAGATGAAGCACCTTCAGCACCAATAGCACCCTTCTTTCTTTTACCAGCATTCAACACTTCTATCTTATCAAATGTATAGTCATCTGTACCATTTTGTTTAGGTAGCATACTATCCAGCCAAGCAAATTGATCATCACCAACAACAGCTACAACATGATCATAATCTGGCTGAAAGAATTGCATTACTTTAATAATAGTTTGAGATGCTGGTCCTTCATAAATGTTTTTAGCATAATTAGGAAACATCTTCTTTAAATAAAATATCTTTTTATCATAGGGTAATGGATTCTTCTTACCACCTTCAGAATGTGTGACCATAACCCACCAGTCATCAGTTCCTGCTTGATCCTTAGTGAACTCAATCATTTTTTCATGACCAATATGAGGTGGATTCATCCTACCCCAACAAAATACAACTCTTTTTAATTCGTCAGCCATCTTAGATATTAGGTGATTTGTTCAGATTCTCAGCACTGAAAGTTAAACGATCAACAAGCTTATATGCTTTCGTACCATACTGAATAGCAACATAACCTTCTGGCTTAGTAACTTTAAACCCATCACCATCCCTAAAGAATGTACCAAATCTTCCCTGAGCATCTCCAAGCCTATCAATAAAAGGAAGCTTGGCATCCTGTATAGATTTATATACTGTGACAAGTGCAGCAAGCTCTTTCATATTATTGTTTATGATTTCTCTACCATCTCTCCTATGTAATTTATATTTAGAAATTGATTTGGGTTGTTTCTTACCAGCAATCTCCTTCCCCAACTTGGCATTCCACCAGTCACAAAACTCCTGAGCAAACTTATCAGGATTACTTACTGGTTTCCTATCACGTACAAACTTATTAAAAAAGATCTTCATTTGTGGTCCAAGTAACCATGTATTCTTTGGTGAATTGATATGTTCAGACATAAGATCCATAAGATCACCAGCAATCTCAATCTGTCTAAGAGTTTCCTTCCTCATATCTCTATACTTTTTAATCTCCCTCTCAGTAATTACATCCTTAGTACCCAATGCTGCCATATCTGCACTAATAACTAATACTTCAGGTACATCATAGTTCAGATTAAATTTCCCACCAAACCTTGCAGATAAACTCTCTATACTATTACCCACATACTGCGTATGAAATACTACACATAATTTTGCCTTCCTAGCTTTATCATATAACTCATCACCTTCTGGAATACAGTATGTAATCTTATTAGGTGTAAAAATAATACATTTCCTACCATCAATAACACCTTCCTCAGCATCATCAGTAAACAAAAGATCTCCTTGATAGATATCCGTACCTTGAAGACGTGGAATATATTCTAAACAATCATATAATTTCGCTACAAGTCCAGAAGCATGTCCATGATTCCTTTTAACATCCTCCTTAGTATAATTGATCTTTGCATCCTTATTAAACAATGACTTAGTAGCAACAAAGAAACTACTAGTACCAGGATAATTTCCACAGAACACAGCAGGAGATCCATCCCACTTAACAGTCATTGATGCACGACCTTCTGGTTGTCCAACAAACATCGAACACAAATCATCCAAGAAAGTAAGTGCATCTAATGCACCCTGCTTTCCATCCATTAGAAGACTATCTTCTAAATGTTCTAAGTGTGTGTTCTTACTCATTAATATACCTTAGCGAAAGGACCATACCTTGCACCTTCTTTCTTAGCAAGGAAGACCATATCTGTACCAAACCTATCCCTCTCTTCTTTACTCTTAATAGCATAGAAAGCAGTGAGCCATTCAATCTGTTGGAGTTTAGCATTAGCAACTGGTGCCGATCCATTAAAAGCAAAAGCTATATTATCAACTCCTTTCGCACCAGATTCAATTTGCATCTCACACCTAGGTTCTCTCTGAGCAAGAAGATTATCAATCTTCTTTTCCCACTTATTCATTTCATTTACATCAAATGCATCAGCATCTTTTGGATAATTTCCGAATCCTGATTTAAATAAATGGCCAACCTTATGATCATTAAGGTTACGTTCAACAAGTTCTACAGTTGCTTTACCCATTCGAGCAGCACCCCTACCTTTTTCAGTTGGTTCATACTTCAAACCTGATAAGCTAGTACTATTATTACCCTTGATCTGGAAATTATATTCACCATCGTGAGCCTTATCATAAACAATGAATCTTGTATCCTGTGAAGCTAAGACTGTCTTACCTTCCTTATCCTTCTTACAATCCAACTTACATTGAATTTCTTTAACTTCAAAGTTAAAGTCTGCTACAGCTTTAACCTGTGCCTTACTGATATTAACATATTCTACCTTGGCTGTTTGACCTGCACCTATCTTCTTAAGAGAAATTCCCATAACCTGATGGGTGTTAAACAAATATCTGAAGATATGATTCAACTTTTCAATACTAACAACTGGAGAATTTTTTTTATTCAAAGATTGTTCTATTCTATCTCTCCATTTCTGTTCATCTTTTATTAACCATATATCAGCAGGGTTCCAGTTATCTTTACCTTTAATATTAAAAGGCTCACCTGCAACAAGATCACTAACCCAATCCATAAAGGTTGGTGCTTCTCTCATACCTGGTAAAATATATGGATCCTTATGCCCATCACGAGAAAACTCATCAAAATAACAGCACCCACCAAGTTTAGAAAGTAAAGCCTTCTGCTGTTCAAAGAAAGTATATAACCAACCAGTATCCATCAACTCTACATGCCCAACCTCTACCCAAATATCATTAAGGACATCCATAGTCTCTTTATCTTTTCTAATATCTGCTATCGAGTTAAACCCCTTTAGATCTAATGCTCTCTTAAGTACCCATGCAGTACAAAGTTCCTGTATCCTAGTCATGGTGGAATCACTTATAGTTTTTCCAGTCCTATCAGTTGTTTCACCAGTAGCCTCAATCTTAAACCACTGAATACCTATCCTGAGATATTGTACAGATGAACTGTGCTTACCTGGAGCATTCTCAGTAACAGACTTCATTCTCCCATAACGTTTCTTAATCTGATCAATAACAGTTTGACTACTCTTTAAAGTAATAGTTGTTGGTAAAGACCTTGGTTTAACATAACTCCATGCCTTACCACCTTTACCTTTATAGGTAGACTCTGCTCCAAAAGTATTAAAGATACGTTCATCATTATCATCATATCTCCAAATAGGATCCTCCTTCTTACCATCATAATCAACCATTCCAGTATCAAGAAGCAGTTCCATCTCATCCTTGATTTGCTTAGATCCAATCTTACGAAGAATTTCCTTCCTTGTTATATTTTTGTAAGCCATCCAAACACACAAAATACTATTAAGTATTTAGAATTGTTTCCAACATCTAGGATGAAGTAAACCCGCCTCTTTATCAATTCTATCCTTCAGTGTTAATACAACATCACCAGCGATACTAATTCTTGTATGCTCTCTATCCTCTGGAGCAGTATAATGTTCGAGACTACCAGGGAATACAACAAGATGTTCTGCTTTAGGTGTGATAGCATACCCATCACCATTGCAGTAGTTGTGGTCTGTCTTAAACTGGAAAGCATCTCCAAACC